ATTAGATTCTGTTTCATACATAGTCGTTCCCATGACTACGATCTCCTCAATCTCCTGAGCATACGTATATGTTGCTATTGTTGTTAATAGCAACATTAGTGTTGCTTTTTTACTTACTTTCATTTAATCTCCACTGGTCGTTTATTTTTTAATATTATTATTTTACCTACAGCAGTATTACCATGTAGGATTTTTGTGTCCACTGACGAAAGCATTTGAACAAACATAGGCAAACGATCTGAGTTACTCATGGTCTCCATAGGTTGCGAAAAAGCATTATTCAGTGAAAAGGGGATTATGTTGATGTCATGGCTAGTAACGGCGTTACGGACTTCAACTGAAACTTTGTAATCAATGTCAGGTCTGCTTTGAAGACCAGAACCAAAATAAAATGTATCACATTCTAATTCAGGTATCCATTTTAAACATGTTTCAAAATCATCAAGGTCAACATTAGTAATTGACTCTGATGCGAATTTTAATTTAGGATCGTCTCCTATGATTGAATCATCTACGTTAATACCTAACTGCGACATTTTGTACAAGCATTGTGGTGAGTTATCTAATTGAATATTAGTAAGTAATTCATCTAAGACTGTGTTTGATTCTACGACTGTGTATTTCCCATTGACTAAGGTTAAGGTAGGATCCCAAAAAGATTTAGAATTTTGTTCTTTTTCTAACTGAGTAATAATAGTATTTACTTCGTTATGATATACAGTTGTAAAAAATTCTGGCAATCGTTTGTATGCGACTCGCAAAGCCATCGTTGTCGGTTCACTTTCATATCGTTTTTTATTTGGATTCCATTGCCAAGTGTTCGCAATTCCACCGACTGTCTCAGAGTTTGTTCTTCTAAATTTATTAATAAATTCCTTTTTAAATGGTACTCGAATAGTAAGCAAGTTTTCTTTTTTATTAAAATCAACATTCGCATTTGTAAATTTAGGTAAACTAGGAACAACTTCTGCTTGCCAAGGTAAGGTTTGAAGTTTATCTATTTCAGTTATGCCTTTTGTACTAAGTTGCTTTCGATACTTATAAATTAGTTTATTGAATAGTTCAGCCTGATTAGATGTGATTTGTTTTTTTTCATGTGTTAACGATTGCATGTTTAATATAAAAGAAAAATCATAATGAGATAAATTAAGATTAGGTGTTAAGTTATCTCTACCTAACATAAACCATATAACATGTTCTTTACATTGAAATTTCATATTGATATTATACTTTCCTTTAACCTCATAAACAATTTATTTGGTAATAAAAAAAGGGACGATCCGAAGACCGCCCCCAACTCCTGACACAGAGTTTAAACTCTACGCATACACGTTGATTCTGCTAACATCTTCCAGTTGTCATTCTTCTGGATCTTAAACAAGTCAGCAATCTTAAGAGCCATTCTCATTGAGACTTCTCTTAACTTGTGTGCGTTCTCTTCCATAAAGTTGAAGATTAATTGATCTTCACCATTCTCAAACTTGTAGTCGCTGAACAATCCATCAGTACAGTCTCTATGAACTTGCTTGATACGTAACATCTTGTCACGTGCGTTGTCGATAGTAAGATCCAAGAAGTGACACCTAGACTGTAAAGCCTCTAAGTGATCTTGTAACTTCTTAGACTTGATGTTCTCAAACTTCAAGTTAGTAATAAAGATTGCACTACCTTTGAACTCGAATGAGTTTGGAATACCTTCTCTATTAAGAAGACTAGAATCTGAGTTCCAACAAATCTTCCTAGACTTACCTGAATCAAGTGCCGCCTTAAGAATGTTAAGAGCAAGATCATCAGCAAATACAGAGTCACAGTCATCAAACACTAAGACATTCTTAGCATCTGAGTACTTGTAAAGAACTGCGTATAGTCCTAAAGCAGTCATCGCACCTTTAACAACCTCGTAACGAGTTTTGCTATTAGTCAGTGAATCGAACAATGAAGCCTTTTCCATTTGTTGCTCAACACCATATGATTTTCCTACTCCTGGAGGACCTGAAACGATCATTGCTCTGATATCTCCACCGATTGTAGCCCTAGACATGTCGTCCAGAATATCGAATCTAGTTTTGATTCTGTCCATTGCGTCTTCATCAGACTCAACTTTCTCAGACGGCAGTGAAGTATTTTCAAGACCACCCATTACTGGATGATCAGTTCCCCACTCAATATCTTTGATATTGTTTACCTTGACTCTAAAAGTCTTAATACCTAGTTTGCTCTGTCCTTCGTTGAGAACAGTAACAAAGTTGCTATTAGCACCTTTTTGAAAGCCTTTCACAAGTGTGAATTCTTGGTTAATAATTGGAGCATTTTTGTACTCCCCGTATTTTATAGTTATTCTATTAGACATTTAAATTACCTCAGTGTCAGTGTGTAAGATTCTATTATAGCACCTTTCGGTCCTACTGTCAAGCCTTTGGGCAAAATAATTTAAATTAATTTCTTTGCTTCTTTGCTTAACTTATACATCTATTATACGACCTTTTGGTACCAATGTCAAGCGTTTATACAAAAAAAATGCAAATAAATGCACTTTTAATGTTATAGATATCAATATCTTAGATAGGACCGTGTTCTTTCTCACTAATCTACAGAAATATCTTCCATACCAGCAGTCCTGAGACGAACTATGTGTCCCATTTGCCACTGTTTTGCATCTAATCCCTTCATAATGCCTAGATACTTATTTCTAAGTAAGGCTACTTCATTGATTAGATATTCGAAGTCTATGACTTCATCTTCACCATCTACATACTTTTCAGCATCACGTGAGGTCAATGCTCTCGCATATTTCTCTAAGTATTTCTGAAAGTGACCTCTGCGGATCTTACGTAGTTTGATGTTTAGTAAATTAAGCACCGCTTCAACTTCTTGTAGTTGATTGAAACGATGCTCAGTTATACCAGGCAATGCTGAGATTTGTCTCTCAACTAAACCACTAACTCGTACATCTATCTTTGAAGATATCAATTCATTTTCATAATGAGCAATAAAGTCTGGGATAACTGCTAAGTCATGGCTTATGCGAGTGTACCAATTCATAGATCGACTCTACTCCAAGGATTGTTCTTTCTATGATCTAACAAATCTTGTATAGAATATATACCTGCTTCCTTGTAGACATGGAGTGCCACTTTATAAGGTGACTTTCCACGTGATGTATAATACTCCTGCATAGACTTAACATACTTTTTTAAATCAGTATAGTCAGATGCCATTGGTTTCATTACAGTCATTAGTTTAATCCCAGTCGTCCTCAGTGTCGATAGTGTCTTCATCTTCATCAATGGCATCTACATCTTCATCAGAAAAGTATGACAATGCTTCGATGATTTCTTCATCATTGCCAAATGCTTTTTTAATTTCAGCCGCAGTCATACCATCATCAGTTAGATGATTGACTAAAAGATCGGCGGCTTCCCTTGGGTCACCGTCCTCAATACTAGGTTTAATAATTTGCCAAACTCTGGCTAAGTCACTTAGATTCATTCTACATCTTCCTCTTCAAGTTTTAGTGCTTCCTCGTTATTTAATTTATCGAGGGCTTCTTTAACATCTGAGTATTCAGCCATTACTGTATCTAAACAACCTTCCTCATTCGCTTCCCAAGGCTTTCTGAATTGCTTAATCTCAGTACCTTCTTGTGTGATGTACTTTAAACGATTGCCTTCTTTTACTAATATGCCTGCTTTTTCAAACAAGTCTACTAGACCAGAATAAGGATTCATGCCTGTCTCATAAGGAATCTTTACTTGAACACCTTCGAAAGGTTTTGCGTAACGAGTCTTCATTACTTTACAACCTGCACGAATACCTCTGACATCAGAAATCTTGTTCCCTGCCGCATCCTCTTTAAGTTTCATTTTCTTCATAGCAACAACAATACTTGATGCGTAGATAAAGCCTTGACCACCAGATATTTTATCATCTGGGTCAAACATATCTTGCGATGCGTATGTGTGATTAGTTGCGACAAGTCCAACATTATAACTACCGAACATGTTAACAGAGTTTCTTACTAAAGATGTCAGTGCTTTGGGTTTACGACCCATATCACCTTTCATGTCACCTTTATCAAACTGATCAACATCTGTTGGTGTTAACATCATACCTAATGAGTCAATTACAAAAAGAACTTTAGGGCGTTCGCCTTCTTCCATTGCTTTGTAATCTTTCATAAAGGTTGATATAGTTTTTGCTACATCGTCAATCATACTCATGCTTAACTTAAGAAGTTTTTCCTCTGAAGTATCGACTTTTAAAGCCTGTAACCATGCTTCGTCAAGTGCGTTCTCTGTGTCAATTAAGACTACAAAGATACCTTGATCTTGTGCTGATTTAACTATGTTGCCTGCGGCAAAATATGATTTACCTGCTCCTGATTCACCTGCGAATACAGTTACTTTACCTAGTGGTACACCTTTATGAAAGTCTCCACTGATTAAGTAATTGAGTGCGTGTGATCCAGTACTGACCCAGTCTGTCGGGTCGTTGAATCCAATTGATAATCCATCAATTGATTTTGTTATGTCTTTTCTAAATTTAGACACATCGAATGGTTTAGCCAAAATGTTCTCCTATCTGTTTGATTGTTTGTTAATGATTCTATCATTATTAGGAGTTTTGTCAAGTACTTCTGGGCAATTCTCTGCTAATTGATCTATATCAATATCATGCGGGAAATGTCTAAGTATACTTCTTGCTCGATCTCTAATGAGACTAGGGACTCTAGGCGTCTTGCCAGGGTCGCACAATTCTTCTAATAATTTAGTACCTTGTTTGAGGGATCTATACCTTTCATTTGGTAAGGTCATTGTAATTCTCCTATCAAAAGTGGGAGAGGTATTTCACTCTCCCGTTATCAACTAGCTATTATTTTGTCTTGCACGAATCATTGCTAGAATGTCTTGTGCTTTATCACTAGTTGGTTCAGTTGACGCTGGAGTCTCTACAGCCGGAACAGGTGTTTCTGCTACTGGTTGTACAGTTTCACTTACAGTCTCTGTTGGCGTAGATGCTACTGCTGGAGTTGTCTCAGCCGCTGGTGCTGATGTTCCTTCAGGTGCTTTAACACCATATGGACGATAGTAAGCACCAAACTTGTCAGCATCATATGGACGACCATCTACTGATGCCTCGAACATTTCCTTGATGACACGTAGTTCTGCTTCACTAGGCTTCTTAGGTAAGAAGTCTGCTAGATTGAATAGACCATGTGCTTCGATAGCCGCTTGTTCTACTTCAGTCAACGCAGTTTCTTTACGAGACCATGATGATGTTGAATAATCAGCATACTGACCTTTAGTCGTTTTCTTAATATTAAAATCAAGACCACGCATGTAATCAGTTGGTAACTCTTCCATCTCAGGATCCATCAATGATGATTTGATCGTTTGAAAGATTTGAGGTGATATAACAAATCTACGAATTGGATTCGCAGGTGTTTCATCTTCACCGATAGGGTTTTGACGTACAAAGCCTTGAAAGAGATAACTTCTCTTCTTCCAGTATTTGTTAGCCATTTCTTTTAGAGTTTCGT